TTTGTCAATACGCGCCCTAAAAAATCAATCAGGTTTTGCCTTGTCGTTTCCGCTGCCGTCTGTCTGTCTGTCACTTCGTCCGGCATTACCCACAACGTACTCTTTTCAAACCCAACAGGGATTGTTTCGCAAAGACGCTGAGAGTTCTCTTTGTTGCCAAGATTGATGAGCATTTTGACAAGCGTATGCTTTGTTACGGAGTTTCCAAGCTCATCGTAATAGACTTCCTCATTAGCCGCTTTTTCCGTCGCCTCGTCCGGCAGCCACTTCTTTAAAGCCTCCGCGTCGGCTTTGTCGTATGCTTCCCGGTATTCGTACTCTTTATCCGACGCACGTTTAATCATGTTCCCCCAAGTCTGAGAGAACCAGCCATAAGTTGCGTCGTCAAGATATTCCAAGAAGCTGTCAAGCGTTTCCAAAGATGCCGTGAAACGCTCCATTGCCGTTGCTTTCGTCGGCTTATTTGGATTTGGCGTCCAAATAGTTTTCAGCTCAGAAAGCTTGTCCATCATAAGCTGTTTCGTGTTTTCCCACGTTTCCTGCCGATTGAACGTATTTACGCCCTTCTGCGCTTTGACAATCGCCTTGATATTCTTGATCGTGTTGACAACATCTTCGTACTGCTCCAAGGTCAGCATGTTAATGTCGCTAATGGGAATATTCCCGTCAAGAATCCATAGCGGAATATCCACGCAGTCAAATTGTTGCTCCATTAGTTCGGCATACTCCGCAAGGGTTTTGATTTCCGCATTTTCAGCCGCCGCTTTATGGACAGGCTTTGCAATTCCCATACGCTCGAAAAGCTTGCTGATTGCCGCAAAGTGCGTTTCGTTTAGCCATGCCTCCGGCTTTAGCTTTACTTGCGCTTTTACAAATTTCTCATTCTGCTTTTTCCGACGGGCAATCTTGATGCTCTCCGATGCCATTGCGTGCCAATACGCCTGCAAGTTCTTCTGCGTCAATGCCTCGTCGAATTTCTTCTTTGCGAGGAGCTGCGCACACTTGACCGCCGCGTTTCGCTCCGCCGTCATGAATTTACTTGTGCGCGTCGCTTCCTTCATGTTCATCTTTGCGAGATCGGCCCGCGCCAAATTCTTCGCCTGCTGTTTCCGTGCGGCGGCGACTTGTGCGTTAATCTTCGCCTGTTCTTTCCGCTCTTCTCTTCTCTGCTCTTGGACGGCCTGCCGTTCTTTTGCTCTCTCGGCGTATTCCTCGATAAGCTGCTGCTCTACGCCGATAAGCAAAGCCTCGTCCTCGTTGTAGAGGGATTCGCGGATTGCGTTTTCGTAATTTTCTTTTTCGTTCTCATTGGACATTTCCGCAACAATCTCGTTGACGCGCTGATTAACCGCTTTCGCCTTTGTCGGGCTCTGCTCAATATCCTTCATCATTTCGTCAGCGCTGGAATAGCCGTACTGCTCTGCGGTCATATTCGCTTCAAGAAGGAACCTCTCGCTCCCTGCCGCGCTCGTTTCGTTGTAGTTCTCGTTCAGCTTTGCAAGTCTGTCCTTGATTTCCTCGCACGCTTCAATATGGCGTTCAATATCCGCAAGGCGTTCCCCTTCTGCGGCCATAGCCTGCGCTTCTTCCGCATTTGTAGGCGTCCATCCTTCGACTTGCGGAGCGGTTGCCGCGCCGGAAACAAGCAAGCGCGCCATTTCCTGGAGTTCTGCTTTCGTCGGCTTCCGTTTATGTTCCGCGTAAAAATCACGATACCACTGCGCGTTATTGGAAACTCTGCCGACAATATCGCCTTTTGCCTCACCGTATTCATTCGTTTCGCGGATGGTATCAACGCCCTGCCCCATGCCTTTTTCAAGCGCATTGAGAGCGGGCTGTAACATTTCATCCCTCTGCTTGATATAGTCCGCGCGAACATCGGAAAGGCCCTTCTTCCAATTTTTCGGATTCATGGCCGCCGCAAGATGCGCGACTTCATTTTGGACAGCGGAAACGTCAGCAGCAAACGCGCGATCAATAAAATCGTCCGCCGTCCAAATGCCAGCGCCCGCCTGTTGGTCGCGCAACATTCTGAACCGCGCAGCGTCCGCTTTGTCGTAGCCGCACGCATACACGGGCCGCTTGCTGACTTCCTCCTCCACGCGCGGGCGAATTTCTTCCTTGAACTTCTTGACTTCTTCGCGCCGCTTCTTGGAGTAATCTTTCAGCGCGCGACGGGTAAGGATATACACGGCTTTTTCCCGTGCCTTTGCGATATAGTCCTCTACCTTCGCCCGCGTTTCGTCGCTCATGTTCTCCGTGATTGCGTCAGGGAGTTTGGAGAAATAGCCGTTTATGCGCTCCATTTCCGCAATATCGTCCTCGGCGGCAAGCATACGGTCAAAGACTTCGCGCACTTCGTCCGTCAGTTCGGCGTAGTTCTCGCTCCGCTGCAAAGTCCGATAAACGTCCCGTAACCATTGTGCAAACTTCTTGAATACGCGCCGGAGTTCATGGGAAGGAGCGTTCCCTTCCATGATGTAGGATTCGCCAGCCTCCGCCAACTTTTCATGAGCTTTACGGCGTCCGTCAATATCTGCCGCCGCCCATTCCTCCATTGTCATGCCGGAGTAATTCATCAGCGTTTCAAAGTCTTTTACGGTCTGCTCCGATGCCGTGCCGTCCTGGACAGTCTGCCACATTTGCTCGACAAAGAAATGCCAGGTTTCATGAATGACCGTGGAGGCGTCCGCGCCCTTGAAAAGCGTGATAATGTTTGTGTACGGGTTATAATCGCCCTTGCGGTTTTGGGAATAAGAAAAGCCGCTCTGATTGGAGCGGCTTTCCCGTTTTTGCGAATACGGAATTTCAATATCGTCGAAAACAATCAGCGCGTCGCTTGTGTGCGGCGCAGGCATTTGATCTCTCTGCCGTTCCAAAATTGTTTTCGCGAACGTAGCGCGCCGGACTTCCTCGTCGTTACCGTTTTTCTTTGCTTCCTCGATCCGCTCATTGAGAGCCGCAATGTTCTGTTCGAGCCTTGCCCTGCGAGCTATCTCACGCGCTTCCTGTTCTCCGCCAATGCGCTCGTAAAGAGAATAGTCATCCAGGTTGTCGTATTCCTGCTTATACTGTCCAAGCTCTTTCAGCGCGTCGCGCATATAATCTGCATTCCCGCCAGCGGCAAAATTCTCGATTGTCTGAATCAAGTGTGCGACTTCATGTACAAGCGTTGATTTCATTGCCTCGTTGTCCATGTGCTTCCCGTTCAACGCGATTTCAAAATTCAGCACGTCGGCCTCGCCGTTCGTGTTTTCCTCCATGTTCGGATCGACTTTTACTTTTACCGTTCTTAAAATCGGGTATGCGTTAAAAAGAGCCTCATTGTAATACACGCGGGCAAGCGGCAGTTCTCCAAGTTTTTGTATGCCGGACAATTCAACGTCGTTCAGATTGTCGGCAATCTCAAACCGCCACTTGTTGTCCAGTCCTTTGAACCAGCCCGTCTGCTTATAAATCTCATCTGCCGCCGCGCCGTTTTCCTCCATCTGCTGCGCCTCGGTCAGCTTTACCTTGTCGGCAGTTTCAGCGTTCTCGCCCGCGAATTGCGCGTACCCTTCCGCATTTTCGCCATAGCGGAAACTCAGCTTCTTTAGCATCTCGGCAGGATTATTCCACATACGCGCGCGCGACAATAGATTTATCATTTCTTTCGTCACGTCCGCTTTTATGCCTGCGGCCTTTGCCGCCTCTCTCATTTCGCCTTCAATGCGGTCAAGCTCAGTACGTACTTCGTCCTCCTGCTTCTTCTTTGCTGCCGCCCATGCCTGTTCCTGCCTGTCCTTATTGACCGTATAGCCGCCATCATCAAAGGCCGTATCATCTTTTACCGCGTCCAAGAAGCCATCAAAGGCCGCGCTCGTCGCCTCGAAATTGCCAAGCTTTACGTCTACCGTGTCACTTTCAGCGGCTGCCTTTTCTATTACGTCCACCGATACGCCAAGAGATTCAGCGACTTTCTCAATGCCTTTCTCCTGCGCGTAGCCATATAAAGCCTCACCGTCCACATGGACGTTTTGATTCTGCAAATTGTCGTTTATTACAGCGGCGGCGAACGGCGGATTTATACCCTTGCCGCCAGCTTCCTTGATACGCTTGACCGTGCTTTCGACGTGCTCCATGCCCTCGTTATACATTTCGCGCTGCATGGCGCGCTTGACGCTCCCCTCCAAACGGTTGTCGATAGCGAGATGGAGTGCGCCCGCGCCTCCGCCAAGCCCTGCACCGATAAGGCCGCTATACAGCGCATCAGGAAGGATTTCCCCTTTGTGATCCCACATCGTCTGAAAGATTTCACGGGCAACTTGCGAAGCTTCTTTTCCTTCCGCATTCGTTTCTTTCGCCCATATCATAGAAGCCTGTTCCGGGTATTCCTGCAAAAACTCCGTAAAGCCCTCTGTGAAAATATCTTCCGCCACTTTGCGGACGCGCTGCCGGAACATTGTATTGCCGGGGAAACGCTTCATGAGCTTTGAAAATCCGATATATTCAAGCGGCGTCTGCACGGCGGCATTAAACAAGGCGGCCTGTCCGGCGGTCTTTACGTCAACGCCCTGGTCGCGAAGTTCCTTGTATTCCTCGCCGCCAATCTGCAAAGCCATAGCGGGAAGTGTACCATATCCGCCCGTGGCAAGGCCGACGGCCATTTGGCCGCCAAGCTGTCCTGCGCCCTGCACAAAATCATAGGCAAGCCGCTCTGCCGAGCTGTCCGCCCGTACTTTGTACGGCTGAAAGATTTCTGCATCCGCCGCACTGTCCAACGCTTTTATAAAGCTTTCGTCCGCCTGCATACGGTCAGGATTCATTTCGTTCAGTGTTTCGATATTGTAATCCCTGACCGCCTGCAACCCGCGGAGGACGCCGCGCGGAACAGATACAACGCCGTTGTAAAAAGACTTGCCAAGATTCAATGCTTTATCAGAAGCGGTCTGCTGTTCTTGAAAATCCATTGTGTCATACACAGACAACAGGCTTGCCACATTGCTTGTTACGGGCGCATACTGCGTGCCGGATTCCAACCGCTTTTCGTATTCTTCAACGCTCAACATAGCAGAACAGTCCTTTCTTTATCTTCTGTAGCCGGACAAGTCTTTCATTTTCATAATATCCTCGCCGGACATATAGGCATATTTCCCGTCTGCGCTTTCAAGCACATATCCGTCGTCGCCCGTCTGTCTTATCGTGTCATAACCATTTGCCGCAAGGATTCTATACGGGAGGATCACGTTCTCTTCTGTGTTCATCCAAGTGCCTTTATCGACATATTGCCCGCCGTGATATTCTTCCGTGAATGCTTTTGCCACGCGATCCGCCAAATCTTCTTCCCATCCCGAAAACAACTGCCCTTTGTTGTCGGCCAGCATCTTGTAATACTGGAAGCGCGCAATCCGTTTGAACGTCTTATTGAACGACTTCTTGTCCTCAATCATTCTTTCGTCAATATCGCAATACGCTTTTATATCGTCATACGGGATGGCCCATTCGCCTTTATTGTTTTTATAGTCTTTATAAAGCTTCATGAGCTTGTTGACTTCCGTTGTGGACGTAATTCCACGCTGCGCGCAATAGTTTATGATTGCAGTTTCATCGGCGCGGCCCGTCGAAATTTCATCCCGTACAAGCTCCATATCTGTTTCATTGACTTTCTCAGACGGTTGCCGTCTTGCGCCCTGCTCCGCAGCTTTCTCGTTCCGGCGCTCGATTGCAGAAACCGTTTTTTCAAGCTGAATCCGAACGTGATTGTTTACAACGCCGTCCGTATAGGCGTATTTATCTACAATGGCCTGATATTGGTCAACGTCTTGGACGCCGTGATTCATCAAGTCCCGCATTTCGTCTTGTGCGCGAGAGATAATAACATTGTTTGCGGCGCGAATCTCAGTCATCTTCTTCTGATGAATCGCCCACGCCCTTTGCGCCTGTTCCTCGACTTCCAGATCAGACATTTCTTGCATTGTCTGCTTGTCCATGCGGATAACGTACCCGATTTGATATCCGCCTATTTCCTGATCGTCGGAGTGAATAATGCACCCGTCGCCGCGCACTTCGTTTCCGTTCTCGTCCACATAGTCTTTTGCGCTCGATGAATTGCCGTAATAGCCGCCGTTGCCGTCAGCCATGACAACGTGCTCTGCGTTGTCAAAATCGGAAATATCATCACCCTCGGAGAAGTAAACGAGAACGTCGCCTTCGTTCACTTTGCCGCCGCGGTATCTTTCAATCTTTGCACTATCGGAGTTTTGTGCCAGTCTGCAAAGCACGCCGCAATTTACAACGTCGCTGTTATCTGCCGTCAGCTTTGCAAAAGGCTTTGTCAAAGCGACAACGGCCTCTACGCAACCGTTACGACCGTCAGGCATTGTCAGCCCAAGCCTTGAATCATAGTGACTAAAGCGCGTCGTCGCATTGCCGCCGTTTGCGTATAGGTTGCTGAAATAGTTTCTGTAATCATCAAGCGTCGCGTTCTCGCCGCCAAGTTTTACCCACAAATCGTTTGCCTGTTTAAAATCATGCGCGTCCTTTTGCCGTTTCCCAAGCGAGGACAAAACAGACACGCGCGTTTTCGGATCGAGATAATCCGAATACTTTACGGCAAGCTGCCCCATGCGGGAGTAATCTTCCATCTTCATTGCCAATGCCAATGCCGACGAAACAATATCTCCCTTGAATACTCTTTTCTGCTGCTCAATCATTTCCTTGCCGTATTGCGCGTAACGAGCCTCAATAAAGCCTTCGGCGCGGTTCAATCCTTCGTCAATAGATAAATCACTATATCCGCCATCCGCCGCCATCTGCTGACAGGAAGCCAACTGATTATTAAACTGCGTTTCGTGGTATGCTTCCGTTTCCGCGATCTGATACTTCATCATATTGTTTCGGCGCGTGTTGTTGTCCCGCTCTGTATAGATATTGAAAGCCTGCCCCGCCTTGCCGTAATTGATGAAAGCGCCGAATTTTTTGCGCACCTGATCCAGCGCTTTTTGATGCAGCTTGTCATAATCCTGTACGACGTTCAGCGCGTTCTCCTGCTTCTTCTGCATCAGCTCCGCCGTGCCTTCTGACATAAGGCGGTTATACTCGTTATTGGCCTCCATTACCTTGCCGCTGTCGTACTGCTCCTTTAGGTTTTCATAGCCTTTAATAAATACTCCGGCCATGTTCGCGCCTTCGCGGGCAAGCGCGCGCTCCCCCGGATTGTCGTAGGAAAGGCCCAATGGTTTTGTAAAATGCTGTTCCTGCGCGGAAAGATTGCCACGCGACTGATACGCTGCAAAATTAGCCATAGCCTATCACCTCATATTCCATTTGGAGCCGTAAGGCTGCCTATACCCGCCAGGGATAGTGCTTGGAGAAGTCCACGACGATCCGCTTCCGCTTGCGCTGTCCGTTCCCGACATTACCGCACTGCTCTTGCTGCTGTAAAGATTCCCGGCAAGAGAGAACGCGCCGCCAAGCATACTGCTCCAAAATGCCCGATTGCCTGCCGCCTCGTAATCGCGGGCGTTCTTATAAAGCACAGATTCATTCCACCTATGCTTATTGGCCTGATTAGAATAATCCGTACCCATGCCGAACAGTTTATAAACTTCCTGCTGACCGTTGGACAGATTCTTTGCCGTTTCGTAATCTATCTCGTCCCTGCTCTGCTCGACAAGGGAAGCCGCCGATCCAGTCAGCGCCAAGCCGGATTTACCGACGTTCGCCTTCTGCTTGTTGATATATAATAGCTGCCGCCTGCGCTCATCTTCCACGTTCTGCGCATTGACGCGCGCGGTTTCCTCTGCCTGCTTATTCGCTTTCTGCGCGTTCTGCTGCGCGATTGCCGCCTCCTGCGCTTGAAGCTGCGCATTCACTCTCGACTGTTCTGCCGCCGCCTCATACTGCTGTTGCTGCGCCCTGCCCGAAAGAAAGGCCGTGCCAAGCGTGCCTATGATTGTTCCGACAAGTCCCATTTCTATCATTCCTCTCCGAACGTGAATTTATGATACGGCAAGCCGTAAATCCCGTAAGGCTCCGCAGGATAGATTTTCGCGCCCAGCCATTTCAGCCACGCAATCGTCCTGTCGTTTCCTTCGTCCACATAGTTATATAAAAAGTCCCAATCATTAAGAAAGGCGCGGATTCCGCGCCTTGTCCATTTGCCAGTATATACTTTATGTTTTGCCGTTTCCTTTGTCGCAAGCATCCAAATAACGCCCACGTTCTCAAACGGCGTTTTCCTTACCACGCCAAAGGCCGCCAGCGGTATGCCGTCACATTTGCAAACGTAGGCGCATTCTGAGGATTCCACGCAGTAATGCGCCTCCGTTTCAATGTTCGGCCCTATCAGCCCGACGATTTCCCGTCTGTCCTCCGGCCTCATCATGCGGGCGATTTCCCGCATATCTTCTTTTGTCGGCGTCGTATATGTAAACTTAGCCACCTGGCAATACCTCCGGGATAATCGAAAGTACGGTCATAGGGAATGGATCGGCCTGCTTGATGAGAAGCATGAGCGTTTCCTCGTAATTCGACTGCGGCAAAGTGATTTTCTTTTTCCCGCTGTACGGATTCACAGGCGTTCCCCACGGCTCCGTCGTCCGCCATTTTATCTCGTCCATTGCGCTCTCGCTCCATCCGAAGAGGCCGCCGATGGTATCTAAGAACATGACCGTGACGTTCTGCACGCGCTTCTTTCTCGCGCCCCACGGGCCGTCCTGTCCGGCAAATTCAATCGGCAGCATCTTGATCCGCGTGTCGTATTCAAGGCCGACTTGCACGCTCTTGAACGTGCCGCCAATATCCAGGGAGCCGTCGTTCGCAACGGTCTTTCCCGTCAGCTTGTTCCCGTCCCCGACAATCTGCACTTCCTGTCCGGCAAGCCAGGTCAGCCCCGAAAGGGAAGAAATGCCCGCCGCGTTATAAGTGGAATAGTTCGCATCCATGAAAACAGGATCGTCGTTCATCGTCATCTGCTCGATGAAGTAATTGTTCCCGCGTTTCACGCAGGCCCACAGCTCATCCTCGGACGAGCCGGGGATAGAACATACGTCGATAAATTCTCCCGCCGTCTGATGCTGATGCCATGCATAAACGTCCTGCTCCTTGATGTAGGTCATGCCTAAAAGCTTTCCGTCGCTCCTGACGCACCAGACGACGCTGTTCGGCGTCTGCTGATAGGTCATGCCAACAATCTCCTGCCCGTCGAATAGATGCGCGGCCAGGAGGGAAACGTCGTCGCCCGTGTATTTGTCCACTTCGTAAGCATACGCGAGGTCACGCACCGTGCTTCCGTGCCGCTGGACGTAGACGATGCGCCCGCCGATAATCACGGGCATTACGTCGTTGATACCGCGATATTCCTGCGCGCGGGCCTGCTGATTCGACGGCGTGAATGCGTCGCCGCCGCCGCCCACTCGGTACTCGCCACCGCTGGTCAGCATAAGCATTTCACCAAAAGACACGATTGCTTTTACGCTGTTCATCTGTCCCGCTGACGAGGACAATGTTCCTGTTATCGCGTCATCGTCCGCCGACGGCGTTGACGTGCCAAAGTTGTAATAATCGCCCGTCTTGCTTGCCCAATAGGTTTGCGGCTGCGCGTCGCTTCCCGCGAACACAAGCCTGTCCTCGAAAAAGCCGATGGCCTGCGGATAACCCGTTGACGCTCTCCATGCGGACAAGGCAAAATCCGGTGTCGCCGTCGTTGCGCCCAGCGTGCGGACGACTGTTGCCGTCGCCGTCGTTGAATCTGTTATAGCGGTAATCTTCACGATACCGTCGTATTCCTTCGCGAAAGACTGTATCGTCACATAGCCGCGCTGGTCGGGATCCTCGCCCGTGTGCGCGGAATTGTCAAACTCCGTGCTGTATACGCGATAGGAGCGTATCTCGTCGTCGTCGTTCGTGAAGGTCATATTGTAGTTTTGGCTTCTGTTGCCGCTCTGCCGTTTGAGCTGCGTCCATGAGCCGTCATCCGTCAATTTCTGCACCATGAAGGAGCCGTCCCAGAAGCCGAAGGATTCAACGTAAACCGTGCCGCCCGGTACGCAAGTCACTTCAAGTGCCGTCGTCGGCACGCCCTTCTGGTATTGCCCCGGAACGGTATGGCCGATACGGAGAAGCAAATCCTCCATGCTGCTTGTGAAATAACTTGCGCTTGCCGTCAGCGTAATCGTTCCCGTCGCAGCGGAAGGGGTTATCGTCAAGTCCCCGATGTTCGGATCGTCGAAAGGCCCGTTTTTTATATCCATGACCGCATACGTCCAGGACGTGTTGCTGTACCTCGTCAGCGTGGCCGGAGGATATTTCGGATGGGCAAGGAAGATTACGTCCGCCGACTGTGTATATTTTATCTGCGCCAAGTCCGCCGCCTCATAGGGCGTAGTCACTTCGACGGGAGAGCCGCCGCTTGTGATGATGCCGCCCTGCGTATAGAAACGCACTTTCTTCGGCGTGAACTCCAGCACATAATTCTGTTCGGTGTTGTAGCAGAACGGGATTAACCGCGCCGCCGCATTGTTTTTCGTCGTCGTGACAAAGCGGAAGCCGTTCCTCCGCGTCACGCCGCCGTATCTAAGGACGATAGCATTATAAAGCTCTGCTGCGCCCGCGTCGTATTTCTGTAAGTCTATCCTCCCGTAAAGGGCGGGGGTAAGCTCCCCGCCCGCGAAGGAGGGTTTCAGTTGGTACATACCCATAGCTGCACCTCATAAAACAGTTTCAAATCTTGCGCGTATGAACGTCGAAGGCTCCGGCGGATTCACGTTCTGCTCATTCTCAGCGTCGGCAACAGCCGCGTTAAATATGAGATCGTACTCCGCACGCGCCATGGAGATAATCTGCTCGTTGCCCGTAAGCTTCATGGCGATAGACGCGGCCAGCTTCCAGGAAAGCGCCTCGCAGAATATCTCATCGAAAAGCTCCACGTTTCGCACGTCCGCCGTGTACTCCGCCGCAACGCGCGGCTCGTTGGTATAGATGACAAGGCCGGATGCGTCGCTCACGATTTTATACCGAATATCCGGGAGCGGTATGAATCGCCCGTCAGTCCCTACGGCGTAAAGCTTCCGTAAATAACAACAGTCCGCCGGATACCTATAGGCGTATAGGTAATCCTGCGGACTGTCCGTCATTGCGGCAAGCTCTACCCGCCGTGTGGCCCACGGCCACGGATAACGACGGAGAACCACGCGCCTGTCATGCTCATAGAACTGATTGCACTTGCGCGCGGCCTCCGAGTTTTCCGTAAGAGCTTCAATCGGGCTTGCACCTATTCTTGTTAGAGCCATGTTGCAAATCTCGATTTTATCCATTTTTCTTCGCCTTTGCCTTTGCTTTCGTCATCTTAGCTTTTGGCTCGTCCTGTTTGGGCTTTTCGGCTGCCTCCACTTTCGGCTGCTCGACAACAACCTCTTGTTTATTGACCAGCTCGAAGTGTTCGGGAGGCGTGACGGCTGACGGGAAGTCAACCGCCTCTCCCTTCTTGTAATACCGATTTTCCCAATAGCACGTCGCCTTGACAACGTACTTCATTACAGCTCAACCCCAACGCCGTTCTGCATCGTGGCCGTAATCTTGCCGCCGACAGGCGAAGTGCCTTTGCCGACGAGGCGGATGTAGCGATTGCCCGGTTTGATCGGGGAATGGAACACCGCCAGCGTGCAGGGCTTGGAAGTCTGCGGGACGGACGACGGAACGGTAATTTCCGCCTCATCCTGCGGAGAAGTGAAATCCGCGTCGGAAGCCGACTGGAGCTTGAACGAATCCATGCTGCCGCTGGTAAGCTTCTGCGTCAGCTTCACGTCGATATAGAGCGGGGAAACAAACGGGCCTTTGCTCCCCAAATCAACCGCAACGCCCGTGCAAGCGGACGCTACAGTAACCGCATTCATAAGCGTGTTTTGAGCATCAATATAAGCCATGATTCTTTTCCTCCCTTTCTCTTAGACCAACTGGCTCTCAGTGTTGAGGATAGCGTCGCAACGCAGGACAGGAATGCCCCAGAAGTGCGTAATCTTCTTGCCGCCGTATTCGTCAATCGTCAGGCGGACGTTCGACTTCTTCTCAGCCACAATGTCAAGATAAGTCTGGACGCTGCGGTTTGCGAAGATTGCCAGCTTCACCTTGTCCGGGTTCTCGATCTGATTGTAAGCCTTGATCATCTTCTCGATGAAGGCATCAACATTCGCGGAAGAAAGCGCCGTAGTGTCGATATTCGCAACGCGGACGACGTAACGCGGATCACGAACCGCAAGGCCCATATCCCAATTATACTGGCTCTCATAGCCGTAGAACTCGCCGCCGTCGCCGTCGTACATCTTCACGCGGCCATTGTCGCGATATTTAAAGCCTGCGCTCGTCCCCTTCGGGAAAATACCATAAACGGTGTCGTAGCCAAGACCGACAAACCAAAGAGAGGTAAGGGAAGAACCCGTGCCGCCAGCGTCGATAATCTGGTCAGCCCAGATGCTGTCCTGATTCGCCTTGCTGTAGTAGTAGGCGGACAGGCCCGTGAACTTCGCCGGAGTGGCTTTCTCATCCCCATAGAAGAAGGTCGCTGCCATTTCCTGATTCATTGCTTCCTGCATAGCGACGTTCTCAGACAAGCGCCAGTTATTGTCATTGCCGTTGATCTGCAAAAGTTTCTCATCGACTTTTGCCAGCGCCTCCATGCCGCCGCAGGTGAAGCTCACCTGTTTCGTCTTGCTCTTGGACGGTTTCACGCCTTTGTTGATAAGACGCCATGCAACGTCAGGGAGGTCAGCGCGCATAAGCGCCACTTCCTGCGTACCGTCATTGCACTGTTTGAACGGGAGCACGTCGAGAAGCCTGTTCGTCTGCGCCTGCAACTCGATAACCTTCTGCGTGACATACTCGCCCTTTGCCCCGAATCTCGCCGCCCAGTCATGAAGGGTAACGAAATCCACACCAATTGCTGCCATGTTTACCACTGTCCTTTCGCTCTTTAGTATTTGCTATTGCCAAACAGCAAATCAGCGGCGCTCTTGGCCTGCGGCGCGGGCTTGCTGTCAGGAGCCGAATCTTCTTGGAGGAGGCTTCCCATTTCCTGGAGCATCCTCATTACTGCGGGATGGTAAGCCGCCCCGCTCTCGACAAGCACTTGCATGACTTCGCCCGTGCTGTCGAATGTATTTACAATGTTTTTCGCGAGCTGCAATTTCTCCGGCGAGGTCAGCCCCGCCTTCTTGCACTCGTTTTCCCAAGCGTTCTTTTGCTGTGTTGCCCTCTGCATTACGTCAAGCATGAGATCGGAATGGAGCTTTATAAGCCCGTTGGCCTGCTCCTGCGTCATCCCCGTTGCTTTCGCGATCTCCGTGAATTGGGTTTCAATCTCCGGCGTAAGCTGCAGTCCTTCCGGCAAATTGAACTCGTATTTCTCCGGGACGACGGGCTTTGCCTCTTCCGCCGGAGTAGTTTCCTGCGGAGCCGTCAGGGTTTCGCCCATGCTTTCTGCCGCCGGAGCCTGTGTTTCAACTGCCTGCTGAGTTTCTACCGTTGCCGTAGTGTTGCCCTCTTCTGCCATTACAAATCTTCCTCCTCTTCGTTTCTGTTTTTATGCTCTCTGAGCATGGTATATTCGAGCGCGAGGCCGTCAGTACCAACGGCCTTTATGCTCCGAATCAAGCGCAGTATATCCTCCCCCACGGAGCGCCGCCCCATAGAGTAGAAATCCTGCGCGTAATTCCCTGTCCCCCCAAGCGCGCCAGCTCCGCACATATCAAGAAGCTCTGCCACGAACTGCCGCCCCTGTTCCGTCGTCATGATCCGAAGGAGGTTATCTTCGTCCATTTACATTCCCCCCATTATGGAGCCTATGCTGCGCTCCTGCGGGTTAATCTCGGACATGAGCCTTGCAGCGTCAACGCCGTCTTTGAGCGCCGGAGCCATCTGCTCCATGTTTTCAAGCTGCTGCTGCTTTGCCATTTCCTCCGCCCTGGCCTTTCGCATCTTCTCCACTTCGCTCTCGTCCCGCAGTACGCTTTCCGGCGTACCCGTGAGAGAAGCGTGTTTTCGGATTGCGTCGTCGAGGTTGAGATTGTCCATAACGTCCGGGGATATGCCCGCAAGGTTTCCAGCGAGGGAAAGCGTTCTCTCGATGGCCGGAGTAGCGACGGCCTTCTGTGCCTGCGCAAGAAGGGAAATGAACTCGGCCTTGATTGTCCCCTCCTGCCCCTGCAATTCTTCGGGGACGGGCGGGAAAAGCCCGTTCCTAAGACAAATCTCGAAGGCCCTCTTCGTGAGCGGAGCCAATACTTCATTGTGCATCTGCTCCAGCACAGGGGAGAGCATGAGAAGCTTTTCTTCGTGCCTTTCCGCCACTTCCCTTGCCGTCATTTCCGGCGTATCGTTGTTGGCCAGCATCACAAACAAGTCATTGAAGAAAGCCGCCCCTATCTGGCTTTGCTTAAACTGAATCGTTTGTAATACGTCCTCGCGGCTTCCGCTCGCATCAAACAAAGGACGAATCCCGTTCGCAATCGTAGGATCAGGTACAACAGTCTTTGAGCCGGGGTTGCGGTTTACCTTCGCCACGGATGAGGGAACTATCAGCGGAGGATCGGCCCGATTTTCAAGGAGCCGCATATTGACCGCTTCCAGCTTCTGGAGCTGCATACAATTCCCAAGCGCGTTATGGCCTGGGCCTGTCCCGTATATCCCGTTGGCAATCGTCGTCCAGCGCGGCATCAAGAACGGGCATTCATGGAAGCCTGCCACCTTCAAGAATTTGTCCTGTGAAGTGCTCTCGAAGTAGTAAGAGCGCCACGGGAAATTACCCACGCCCAAAACGTCAGGATCGTAATTCGGGTTTTTTTCTATGAGCATTTGAATCTCAAAGTCGGCTTTGTTGTCGTCTTGTGCGGCGGCATTCTTCACGCCGTCGGAAACAACGTCCTCCCCGAACTCGTCGATTATCTGCCAAGCTTTCATCCTCATCTTGCGCGCAAGCTTTACCACTCTGCCCCGCGCGTCCACGTCCCCCGCGAACTCGCCGCAAGTGTACGGCCTGCACCAAATCGCCGTGTTGTAGTCCTCCAGCATCAGCGCCCCCGCCGTCCCGAACTGGGAAAGCTCCGCCTCAATCTGTAGCAGGGTATTATACACATTGGACTTTGCGTAAATGTCCATAAGGATTTCCTTGCAATCATCCAGCCACATTTTGACGGTGTGATAATTGCCAAGCTCCTCGTCAGCTAAGCCAAGCTCAAACCACGGACGGGAGGGGGAAGTCAAGCCGGAGTGAAGCCCCGCCGCGCATTTCTCGTGCGCCTCCATCGGATAGGGATCGAGCAGGAAATAATCTCGCCGTTTTCCTTCGCTCGTCCTTGTGTCCTCGTCGAAGCGCCCCCGCGCAGGGTTTATGTATCGGGATAACTGCCGCCAAGTATGCTCTTGCTGCTGCCGCTCCTCGTACATTTGAGATACAAGCCGCCGCTTTGTTTTCAGAAGGTCGGCATCAGCGAGGGCGGCCTGTATGAATTTAGATACCGAAGCCATGCATCACGCACCCCCAAGGGTTTTTCTCTGCGGCATTTCGCCAAGCAGGGTTTTGGCGATAGAACCAGCCGCATTCAAAGCGCCCGAAGCATTCCCCGCCCCCGTGATAGTGGAACGGCGCCCGCGCACGTCAGCGCCCCACTTCTTCCGGCGCTCCGCTTTCTCCGTGTCCGTTGCGCTCTCCTGCTGAATGGATGACGAAATGGAAGCGGGAGCCGTGTTGTTTACTACGGGCTTCTCGACAACCTGAGTGCCGCCACCGCCACCAAACAGGCCGCCAAACAACTGCAAATCAAAGTTAAACATAATATCAATCCTCCATGTAATTTTTTAGGGGGTTATATGGCTCCTCTTCGTCCTCGATCTCCCGCGCGCCGGGGGTGTATATCGGCATGGCGAAAGTGAGGGCGAGGGAATCAGCGAGGTCAGGGGACTTGCCGATTTTCTCTTTTACTTTGTCCTTCGGCTCCAGGATTATTTTTCCGGCCGGAGTAAATTTGTACTCGACTACGGAGAGCTCGCTTTTGAGAGTGGTTTCGTTCGGGATGGCCCCGCCCGCCTGCATCCACTCCCGCAGCTTGAAATACATTTCCGCCCTGCGGTTTGCGTAGCGTTCGGAATCCATAGCGGAGCCCGCGAAATTTACTTCCGTGACGTTGTAGTGTAGCTGCCGCAAGCGGTCAATCACGCCCGCCCCCATGGCCCCAACGTCGATAAACACGGCGGCGGGCTTGTGCTCTGCCATTGCGACGATTACACGGTCAGCCGCTTGCATCGTGTCCAATCCACGAAAGACTTTTTGCGGGAGAGCGTGAAGCCCCTGCCGAATCGAAATAACGGTTGCGTCATCCCCGAACCGCGCAACATCTACACCCATGAGGACGGGCTGCCCCGCCACGTCGGAGGCGATAAGTTCGCGCGCGGCGGCCTCGCTCACAAGGTCAATTGGCAGAACCACGTCGGAAGCGCTCGCGGAGAAATCGCAAAGCAATTCCTGACGGACGGCAAGGTCAGTCATATCCTTCCGCATTTCGTCGAGCTCGTCTTGTGGCAAGACGCCGCTCTCGTCCGCGCGGTAAAGGCAGGAGAACCATGAACTATCAGCAAGGGCGCGCTGATACATTTCATAGAAAGCGTTTTGGCCTTTCGGCGTGCCAATGAAAACCGCCCAGCCGCCACGATCCGCGAGCGCGGGCCTGATAACCTCGCTCCATAGCTCCGGCTTTATTTGCGCGTATTCGTCCAATACTGCCCCGTCCCAATACGTCCCGCGCAGCGCGTCGGGATGGTCAGCCCCGATAATGTGAAGCCGCGCGCCCGGCCATCCCCTCTTTTGAGAGGGAAGCTCGACGAAGAGGTCACTCTCGTTTTTCTTCACGCCGGGGATAACCGAGGTATAATGCAAGAGATACTGCCAGGCAATCATCTTTGCCTGGTTGCGATAAGGGGCAACGTAGCAATAATGCGGGGCGGGCTTGTCGCATTGTATAGCCCGTTTAATCATTTGGTTGACTGTGCCGACGGTTTTCCCGAAACGCCTATGACAGACGAGAACGGCAAAACGATGAGCATCGAGCGCCGGATGGATCACCTTCGCCCATAGAGGGCGCGGCTTATATGGAATCGTTACCCGCCTTATAGCTTGCGCCACCTTCTGCAACCTCCCAATTTACCGACACAGGCCCACCGTCGGCGCCCGTGATTTGTGTTTTCGTGATATACTCGCCGTTCATTTTGTTGAGAATGTCGAGAGCTTTCATAACTTCCAATTTGTTGCTGTCCTTATCCGTTGCTATCTTAGTCAATAGGGCGCGAATCTGAGAGGCGGAAAGTATTTCTTTGTTTTCTGCTCTTTGCCGAAGCTCTGCAAGTCTTTCTTGCACCCTATCATTTTTTAGCAACCTTGAAGCATTAACACCCTGGGCGTCATAACTTTTTGTATCATATCCCGCTTTTTTATAAGCCTTGGTTGCGTTTCCCGTTTTGATGAACTCCCTGCAAAATTTTTCTTGTCTTTCCGTCATCGTTTTCACCACCTTTGACTTTTTGACTTTGAAACCTCGCGCGCGCGCGTACACACACACGCTCTCTCTTTCTCTTTACTCTCTTTCTTTATTCTTTTTCTCTTTACTCTACTTCTTTCTTTCTTTGCTTCTTTCTTTCTTTCTTCTTCTCGTTTCTCTTTTTCTTTTTCTTTCTCTCTTTCTCTTTCTCTCTCTCGTTTTGCGCAGCCCCTCGCGCGCTTATCCACAACCTGTGGAAAACTATTCACAATTTATCCACAGGCAATAGAAAAGAGCCTTGTAGAAAACTACAAAGCTCTTTAGAGGAGAACCTTTACAACATTAGGAGGTTGTTGTATGAGGTATTAACTCACTGTAATCATTATACCCCTTTTTTTCGGTTCTTATATCCGATATAAGGAAAAATTTTTTCAGACCTTTTTCAGATGGTTTTCAATAAACTCATCCATAGACACTAAAACAAATTGCCGGAGAGGCAAGCCCAGGCGCTTTGCCGCGCTTTTATAATAATCATATTGATCCGGCTGCAGGCGCGTCGACAAGCTTTTTAATTTTGCAAAATATCTTTTCGTCGCCTCGTTTTGTGCTGCACTATATGCCATCAGATCACCCCCTTTTCACTTCTAATTATATTACACGTTAATATAAACTGCAAGGAAAAATTTTTTTAAAAAAACACTTGACAATATATTACACGTAATATATAATGCAAGTAGAAAGAGGGAGGGGAACAAACCCCGACCACAAAACCATAATATATTACGTATAATATAAGGAGGAAAACCATCATGACGAACAAAGAAACGCGCGAGATCATCAGAAATTTTGTAGACGGCAACCGGCTCCGCCGCTATGTAGTCAGGGACATTGTTTCCGATAGTGACAACTACAACGGCGCCAATCTGGCGGAGCGAATCAAGGCAAGGCTCGACGACGTTTCACACGGCTGCGTCACTGGCGTTGTCGGCGGCCTGATTTACTACAGCGATACGACAGCATTTTTCAAGAAATTCAAGAAGGAAATTATTGACCTTGCGAAAGACACCGCTGACAGCATGGGCGAAAGCCTGGGCGCGTTTCTCTCAGGCCTGCATGAATGGGACGCAGATGATCCATTTTGTGAGGACGTTTATAACCGTAATACTCTCGCATGGTTCGCGTATGAGGAAATAGCTTATCGGCTCGCTAATGAGCTGGAAAATATTTAAGGAGGGGCTAACAATGGCGACTATGATGAATCTTTCCGACCTTATCAATGAGGCGAACGGAACAAACAAAACGGCAGAAGAAAACGCGAAGCAGGAAGCACGCGAAAACGTCGCAGACCTGGACAACGATTTGCAAGCAGCAGTCAATAAAATTATCGACCTTCCGGGGATCAATATAGAAATTTGCGGCAAATGGGTATGGGTAAGCGGCGACACGCGCGCAGTCAAGAACGAGCTAAAAACGGCAGGCTTTTTCTGGGCCAGGAAAAAACAAATGTGGTACTATCGCAAGGCCGAAGATAGGCGCTGGTATAAAGGGAAAAGCGCAACCATGGAACACATTCGCGACAAGTACGGATCGGAAGAACTAAAGACAGCATAACGCAGAGTGAAGGCCCCAGGCGTGGGGCCCGTAATGCGGGAAGAGCGAAAGCCCTTGCGGTCACAACCCCGCAAATAATGAGGAGGTTTTAAAAATGGCAGACGTTGAAAAAATCATGGAGAAAATTCGCGCCCTCTTAGAGAAAACCGTGGAGAACGGCGCGAGCGAAGCGGAGGCAATCGAGGCGGCGAAAGCTGCCCAGCGGCTCATGGCAAAGTACAAAATTGACGAGGTAACAACGGCGGAGCCGGAGAAGATCGACAGCACCGAAATGGAAATTTCCCGCCAATGGCAGGCCCAGCTTGCAAACGTACTCGCAAAAAATTTGTGCTGCCGTGTTGTTTTGACAACAGCAGACAGAAAAACGCGCTTTGTCGTCATGGGGAAAGAAAAAGATCGGGCCGTATGGCGTAAAATGTTTGAATCGTTTTTCATTCTGATTTATCGCGGAGCGAAAGCGGAACGGGCGAAAGCTAAAGAGGAATACGGCCACGCCCGCGACATTGAAACGGCCTATGCAATGGGATTTATCCGGGCCATACATGAAGAACTTGGACAGCAATGCCGCGCGCTTGCCCTGGTAATCCCCGAAGAGGTAAACGAGGCGACGCGCGAACGCTTTCCGCACCTGAAAACGCAGCACGGGCGAAACATTCACAGAAACACGGCAACCCGCGCAGCGAACGCCAGCGGCTACAGCGACGGAAAAAGCGCAGCGGGCCAGCGCAGAATCAGCGCATAAATAAGACTGGGCCGGAGCAATCCGGCCCGATCAAAAAAAGAAAGGAATGATTTACAATGACGAAAGCACAAATTTATCAACTCATCGACAAGGCCTATAGGCAAATGTCCCTCGAATGGAAACCGGGCAAGCCGAAAGAAATCTTTGAAATTATCCAGCGTTGGCGCCGGAAGAACAATTTCCCGCAGGAAATTGAAGTAAATGTTTCTTATGGCTGCCTATATCTAAACGGCGAATTTGTAGAAAGAATTGCATACTACTCCGACTATATCCCTCGCTATGGCAAGCGGGAAAACGACGAGGCCGCAGACTACTATGAAGAGCTGATCCTTGCACGACAAGAGGAATATTAAATCAAACTGGGCAAAAGGAGGAAAACAAAATGAAGCCGGACGAAAAGAAGAAAATCATTAAAAAAGTAATTGTCGAAATGCTTTACCCCGCTTTCGATGAGGTGTACGAAATCGGACTTTCCGACGACGACTTCTTAAAAATTGCCGTCAAAATAGGCAATATCATCGACGAGCTGAAAAAACAGAAAATCGAAGAAGCATAAATCTTACTGGGCAAAACGAAAAGGAGGAACAGAACAATGAAAAAGACAACGATTGACAAAAAAGAAACAATCATGATGGAGCTGGACGCCGTACAACAGCGGGCGAAAACCAGGACAATTTCTTATGACGATATTATTGATACGCTGAAAGAAATTGATAGCAGACTGGGCATCAGCAAAGCCTCCAAGAAAGGCGTCAAAGTTTTGGTTGACTACCACGCGCAGCATTTTCCCGCCTGCTATCATGGGCGGCCGGAAAGCACTTATTTCCAAGCGGAATACAACGGAAAGACCTGGGCAATTACGAACATAAAGCGCGGGTACACGACACAAACGCCCAATAAAGCAATACTAATCACATTCACGGACGCGGCAAAAGAAGCTATAATTAGAAACATGGAAAGCATGAGCCTTTGAATCTGACTGGGCGAATGTGTTATAACCGAAACGAGGCGGCTTAAAGGCCGCCTTATTTTTATATAAATTCAGACTGGGCGAATCAAAAAACCTGGACAAGCTGCGCTTGACACGCGCATTGTATGGCGAAATTTCTAATCTCGAACATCATCACGGAGTACGTCGCCTGGGCTATATGCAAAGCGTAACAAGTGGAGAGATAGCTTTCCCCCGAATAACGGCGCCGGAAAATTTCTGCCTTTATCGAATCTTTTCCGCACCACTCCCGGACAGCGGCGATTACGGAAAGCCAGCGCTCCGGGAAGAACACTTTCCGCCCGTCCACCATCACGACGGGAATTTCGTCTGCCCGCCGGAGAGCCTGCGAGGCCGTTGGATCGGGAATGTAACTATGCCCCGTAGGAGTTCCGCCCGTATGACCGCGCGGGGACAGCTTGACCTCTTCCACCGCATCGGCAATCGCTTTTTCGTGCCGGATCATATACTCTATTTTC